AAGTTTGATTATTTTGAACTTAGCCCACGTAAGATAAAGCTGGATGCGCCTCTTACTAATCAGGCACAGGGTTTGATGGGGCAGTATATGGAGCGTGAGATTGCATCATATTTTGCATCACCTGATTATCAAAACATAAACAGTGATGTTTTAAAACGCGAACTACTCAGACGTGAGATAATGCAAAAAAGAACAGAGGCTCGTAACAGAGTTATGAATATACCAGAGGATCTCTCTGATACACAAAATGCTAGACGCTGGAAGACTGCTTTTAATGATATAGGGGCAAAAGGACAAAATCTGGTAAACCACATGTTCCAAGAAGTGTATGGTGGCGACAAGCTACTTGACCTGATAGAAAAATCAGATAACCCGGCACAGAAAGCAAAGCTGTACCAAATCGGTATAGATATGTACAAGAGAAACTTTGGAACGAGAGAGATGCAAAAGATAGACTAACGATTGTCACCGTCACCCTGTAGGCGATTCCTAGCTTTCCTGTCAGCCAGTTTGTCCAAGTTGTCTTCCATGATTCTACCAAGATTCATATCCACTTCTTTTGCTATCATAGCGCAGTACCATAAGACATCACCTAATTCTGCACCTATCTGATTTAGCTTGTCGTTGTATCCCTCAACATCAGCACCATCACGTATTAGCTTCTTAACTTTATTTGCAATCTCTCCAGACTCACCAGTAAGCCCAAGAGTAAGATACTCAAGGGCTTTTTCTTTTGGAAAAATAGCAGTTTCTGCTGCACGTATTTGATATTCAGTAGCTGTTATACTGCTCATATGTTTTCTCCTCATCCATTGTTTAGCCTCTTCCTTTAATCCCATTATACTTACCTTTCTCTAAATTCTCATAGTAAGCATCGTTCCAACCACGCTGCCACTCTCTGTACTGCATAGTGTTCGGGTCAAGGTTTGGACGATTCTCTTGGAATACTTGCTTTCCATTCTTCGTCACAAACCTACCACCACGCTTAAACGCATCGTAGCCCCACTGGTATTGTATACGCAGTGGAGCATCGTATTTACTTAATCCTTTAGGCCGCAATTTTTTCTCCTTTCACCTGATAGTTAAACAACTTAATCGCTGTCAACTTGTCAATCTTAAACCACTCACCTTTACGTTCTTTTGCAAAGTGACTAAATATTTTATGCATTTCGCGTTCTTTGTTATGCCTATTTTCTGTATAAATTTTGGCAATAATTTCATAGTCACGAAAAGGTGAAGATGTTTGGTAGCCATTCAGTCTATCTTCCGCAATACTTGCTTTACCAACCTTTACCCACTCAGGCCAAGCACTGTTTGTGATTACGTACACATCACCTTGTTCTGTGCTTTCAATCTTACTATGTGACCAAACGTCATCTAAAGATTCATAACGTCCGGGCTTATGCAGAGGATGTGATGACGGAATATACTTTCCATTTACAAACATACGGTTGGTATTTTTTGCGGCATGAGTTGATACCCGTTGACGATACCCGCTAGGACTATAATACCACCAGTCATCATCCTCAAAGACAGCTTCTGATTTTATATAATCTTTATTTGTTTCAAGCATTATCTTTCTCCTTTTCTTTTGTTTTAGGAAAATATTTAACAAGCATCTCTAGCTTGTCGTGATACGCCGATAGTTTCTCTAACTCTAAGTCTATTGTTTCCATTATGTCAGAGTGTTCGCCTATACCAACCGTGTTATTCATATACACTTCTATATTAGCTTTATGTTTATTAATTCCACCGACAAGGTATGATGTTTGTGCATCTATTAACATATCTCTCATTTTTTATCCTTCCGTTATAATTACCCATTGTACATTGTTTTCTGTGCTGGCTGTCCTAAAGTTACCTGCTTTAGACCAGTCAATCTCTTCTATGCCTTCGTTAAAGATTACTTCTCCTTGTACTGTTGATGATGTTACTTCTGGTTCGTCTTGTTTATTTATGTGATGCATACCATATGCTAATGCACCCAATATTAATAATGTTTCCATACTATCTCCTTTCTACGCTGCTGTTAAATCTACTATCTCACACACACCTGCAGTACACGCTAACTCACGTCCACCTGATGTAGTGTCTTCTTTCTCAAACTCCTGCAGTAACGACCAGTCTACATTCTTTGGCATCTTTGTCAAGAACTTTTTATACTCTTCCTTGTCCACGTCCTGATATGGTGCTTGCTGATAGGTGTGTTCACTAAATGGCAAGAAACTAATACCGCTAACCTCGTCAAAGTGTTCATACACCCAAGCACCTACATCCATCCACTCGTGTTCTTTAACAGAGATAGTTACAGAGGGCTTATGCTCACACCAGTAACGCTGATAGGTAAGCCATAACTCTAGCTGCTCTATTGCGTTCATCTGTGTGCGCGTGATAGCACCCAAGGGTGACTTCATAGGAAAGCTGAACACCGTCGTTGAGTCGGGTTTCATTACGTCAGGTTCAGCAGGTATGCCCTGTGACACGAGGAACTGCGTCAACGGGTCTTTATTATCACCACGAACTGTGCGTACGTAATATGGATTGTGTCTTGCGTGTATACCTGATGCAGAATCAGTAAGCTGTGACACAGTGCCACTAGGCTTTACACATGTAACAGCCGTTGCTTGTGGTATATCAAGCACTTCTGCCATTGCTTTGTTAATGCGAACAGCTTCATCTTTTAATATGCCTAACAGTATGGGCAATTTATTACCTGCAGTTGATGTCATAGCGTTATCCATGATACCTGTCAAGGAAACTCCAAGCAAACGCTCTTCCTCTGTATTATCTTTCCACACTTTGCGTAAATATTTAAAGTTTGTAAGTGTGGCTTGGAATGTGCCAAGTATAGTAGCAAGCCCAACCTTTTCTTTTAATGTGTCCATTGTATCGCTTTCACGAATGACTACTTCAGATAGATTACAGAACTGATAGGGGCGTAGGATAATCTCAGAGCAAGGGTTGCAGCCAAAGTCTTGATCAGTATCACGCCTGCCATTCTTAGCAGCTTGTACCTGTGCAGATTTTCTGTTGAAAATACCACGCTCACCTGACTTACTATCATATAAAGACAGCCATTCACGCATGAATGTACCCATCTCCGGCTTGCCTTTGTATGCTACAGAGTTATTAGCTAACGCACGTTGACCTTCGTTTTCCCACCATTTACCTGACTTAGCATGTGCCATTTGGTCATCGTTTAAATTAGACAGGCTAATGAGTGCGCTACGGCGTACACCACCGACAACTACAACCTCGCCTATCTTACACATAATGTCGTGGCATTCAATCGGATAGAGCCTGCGTCCTGCTGCTCTCTTAAACTTCTCAACACAGAAATCAAACAACTCTACCAGAGGCTGTGGGCCGGATGCTCTACCGCCAAACGTCTTGAGCCTAGCACCTGCTGGACGTACTTCTGACATATCCCACGCAGGTATTTGCCCTGCATATAGCATAGCAATAAGTTCTTTCAAAGATTTTGCCCAACCGGGGCGGCTATCGCCTACTTTGATTACTGTGTCTGTGTGATAGAAGTCTTCTGCTACTATAGGCAGCTTCTCAATATTGTGTCGCTCTACACTGAATCCTACGCCTGTACCACACATAAGAATATACATGGTTTCATCAAAAGCACGTGGACTATCTACAGGAACATATGAACAGTTATATCCACCTACATGACATCTATCCAATGCAGGACCGCTAGTCATCAACGCTCTCATGCTAGGCATGATAGACAGGCTAAGAACAGCTTCTTCTAGTTCTTCACGTAAGGACGTAGATAACTCATAGCTATGATTATCTTTAAGGTGTTTTTCCATATAGTCAAAGTAACGGGTGACTGTTTCTCCCCATGTTTCTCTGCGCTGCTCATCTTCCTTCCAACGAGCGTAGCGTGATAGTGCTATAAAATTTTGATAGTCTGTAGGTAATGTATTGCTAATCATCTCTTTACTCCGTAATTGTTTTCATAGTTTTAATTTCAGCACCGTCTATATCATAAAAGTATTCACGTATGCCATCCTCTAATTCCTCTCCAACTTGTCCATCTGCTGGTATAGGATATTCCTCTTCATCAACTTCAATTGTAATAAACATTTTAACTTTTACCATCTGCCGCTACCTCTTCTATCAGCCTATCCAAGTACCACTTGGCCTTTTGCAAATCCTCTAACGGCTTGTCCTTGTAGTCAAATCGCCACAGATATTTCATAATGTTA